TGAACCGATCCGCGCCCGCGTGCCACCGTCCGTACCATTAAACGCTGCCTGGACAGCGGTCTGGACCTGAGAGTTGATATCAGATGGCAGCAGTGAGCTGGATTCGATTGTCACTTCGACATACATACTGACCGCAGTGGGCCTTTCCCATGTCCAGGTATATTCAGGATAGGGATAGACGTAGTTTGAAGTGTCCTGAGTCGTATAGGACGTATTGCCATTCATATCAACACCAGGAGGGGCAGCGCTCTGAATTGCCTCGGCGATGTCAGCATCAGCCCCGCCATACACGGCAAAGTACATTGAGTGCGGTTTCATGCTGTAATCAGTGAAACCCTTCTCAACGGCAGACCCCGTCTTATTATCATCGACGTAAGCATCGGTCACGCCATCAACAGCGAGGATTGCCGCATATACAGCCGCGAGCGTGTTGGTGGCATTTTTCGCCACTGACTGCCTGCGCCGGTATTCAAATGCGGCGCGCCCCTCCTCCTCAGACCCAAGAACGCCAGCCGTAGCATTGGTAACGGATGACCAGCCATTAATGGCTTTGTAAATCGTGTTGAGCGCACCGATTGCGCATGCAATAGCGCCTGTGGCCTGATTCTGGAATTCAACGCTCGCTGTTCCATCAGAACCTATCGTTACGTCTGACAGCGACTCATACAGATAACCACTCGTATCCTGAGCAATGCTTCCTGCCGGAATAACCGTCCCGACAAGTCCATTGCACGTTGCTGTAACCACGGTTCCGGTAGCGGCTATACGGTCAATAAAATAAATACGCGCGATGCCATCCTGGAACCTGCCGGAAGAATAGTCTGGGTTAACGTTGTTCACTATAGCCAGCATCTGGTCATTCTTGTCGGCGATAATAGCCGTGTCAGAAACTGCGAGCTGACCCTGCGGGGTTGACAGGTCTTTGCTCATTGATGAGCCGAGAGCCGTCGCCAGATCGGTTAATCGCCCGGCAAGAATGTCTGACTCATCGGGGACGTCTAAACCGGTGGTGGAAAAGGTCACGGACGGGACGCTGGTTGTGATTGTGGTAGTCATTTTGTCCCTACAGATTGATAGTTGAGCTTGTGCCGTTCGTATCGACTACGACGATGACGCCAGTGCATGCGCGCGTAGCACTGTCATTGATGATGGTTGCTGAAGCCTGAGCAATATATGAAAGGCGTAATGCCTGGCCTTCCATCCATGACTGAACTGCGCCGGTGCCGGGATTAAAGCCGAGAATCTTGTCGGGATATGGGACGCCAATCGTGGTGTCGTAGATATTTTCGCCGAGGAACACTGAGCAGGCAGTAGCAACGTCCTGTGAGCATGAATAAGGATTCTCTACCGTCGCGAGATTGCCTTTATCATCCAGGGTGATGTCCCAGCTATCGGTATCAAGGAGCAATGTCGTGTTGATCATGATTGTTCCGGGCAATAAAAAACCCGCCGAAGCGGGTTGGGATAGCGCGATGCTCTATAAATCAGAGATCAGGCTTCATTTTACCGAATACTTTCTCAATACCTTGTTCGTATTCTTCTTTGGTGTCGCTCATAGCAGCAACACCAAGCAACTTACCAATATGCTGCCTCAGGGCTTTTACACCAATTTCAGAGAGGAAAAGATGCAGCTTGTCAGACTGTTTACCATTCTCATCCCTACTGGCTCTGATTTGTTCCAGGATCTTACCCTTGCTTTTCGCCAGCGGCATATAGATCTGCATGTTAGTTAGCTGACCAAATCTTATTGGCCTGCCTTTTTCCGGACGAGCTAACCCATATAGGCGATACCACTCTTCATAAAGCTCATCAGGAAATTCTTTCTCGTACTGGCGAGCCTCTTCTCGCACAAAGGCCTTAAAGGCATCAATTACTTCCTGCACTTCTGGTCGATACCCAGCCAGGGCGTAGGCAACACCTTTTATTCCTGATTTAGCAGAAGCATTGATTAGTTTTTGAGCTGCATCCGCAGCGGCAATTCGTGAAGATGGGAGCGCCCCTGCATTTTTTGCATCAATTAATGCCTTCCCGATATCAACAATTACGTCGATATCAAAACCATGGGCATTATTGATATTTTTGGACTGCCCACTAAATTGAAAATTAAGGGGATTTTCAATTTTCGCCACTAAACTTGGACCACCAAACTCCTTCATGTAACCAGCATTAAGAAGCTTATCTACATCCCTTGCAAAAGTGCCTATACCAAGCAACTGAGCAAGCCCTGACTTTGTAACCACCGCCGTCTTAGCTTCATCACTTAAGACGTAGCACTCGGCATCTATTCCAAACTCATCTTTAAAGTTACCCATATGAGTGGCTTTTAATGGCTTGTCCTTCCATCTAGCCGCGGCAGCTTTCTTTGCAATAAGCGCTCTTTGTTCTTTCGTTAAAGCCTTAGCTCGCGCAACACCACCCTTCGCCTTACCTTTGACTTCTTTCTTATCGTTGGACATATGCAAGTACCATTGCTGTGAAATGTGCTTGCATTTTACTTTATTGCATCTCAAATATGCAAGCATGGCTGCATTGGTGCATGCATGCATAACAAATAAAAACCCACCTGACGGTGGGTCTAATTTAGTATCCAGTTTTAATAAGTACACTGCCATTTGGAACACCGTTATAACTAAGATTCCAGCACGCTTCAGCAACCTGCCTAATCTGGTATCTGGTATGAGGCGCAATCCCTTCGATCATATCTACATTCTGGAGAAGTTTTTTTTCAGAAACCCCGGCACGTTGTGATTCGCCAGCCTTCCGGCACATAACCCTGACAGCGCCGTCAAACTCATCCTGTTGATACGGATTCTCAGCCAAGACCATAGCATATGTTCTGTTTAAAATTTGAGAGTACCGGCTAATCTCGGACTTCCTCTTACATTCAGGACTCGCAGAACACGCTTCAGCCTCCTTTTCTCGCTCAGCTTTATCTTTGGCAACCTTAATATTATTAAATGCCTGGATTCCATCATCGTGAGCTTTTGCAAATGCGTTGTAATAACAAAAATCGTCCCATTGGCAGGATAAAGCTTCAGGAGAGGTTAGAGTGTTGCCAGTTTGACTAAGATAGTCAGCTTTTAACTGGCTTACAGTCCACGTCTTACCTGAGTCAGATTTGTATTTGGCATTGTCAAATGCATTGGATTGCTGAACTGATGTGGGTGGAGTCCTCGCACACCCTGTCAGCAATAGCGCCAGAATCAATAAAGAGAATCCTTTTTTCATTATCATTAAACCCTATATGTGCTTGCTGATAATTTACTCTTTACTCATCGCAAACCCAAGCAATTACTCCGGACCTGAAGTGGTGCTTCCACCGCTTTCTACTCCGCCATGAACGTGTGAGGAAAGCGCGATACCTTTGGCTTTTACCTCTCCGGTCGCCGTGACATCACCATCAACTGTGACATCACCCGTGACAGCAACAGATGGAGCGTTAATGTTCACAACAAGCGGTGAAACGATATCAATGCCATCCGGAAGGAATCTGACATATTGTTTCGGGTCGCCATTCAATGAGGCGATGCCCGTCAGATAAATCGCATTGCTCGCGTTATGCAGCTGATTGGGTCGCGCAGGTGCTGCTGATTTACCTGTATTCAGAATGTTTGAAACATCCCGATCGCAAACAGCCGCCAGTCCTATATCACCAACTTCCGGGTCCATGATGACGCCACTGGATCCACGCTGAAGCCTTAGGTAATGGATTCCGTAAATTGTCTCGTTATCAATGATTTCATTGTCAGCAGTTACGCCATGAAGCAGCGGCTTCACATCCAGAGTTTTATACGTTTTCCCATCACTGCGGGTGATTTCGTTGACGTTTTCTACCTGGACAATTTCAATGAAAGCAAACTGACCTATCATCTGCCGCAGGGCAAAGGACAATGAGTTACCTTCGCAGGAGACATCCTGTGGCTTTTGATTAATTTTTGCCATCACTGTGCACCGATGTTTTCAAGAGGTAACCCGACAACCATAGTGAACCATGGTCCACCCTCAACCCATGATGACAGGTAATGCGTGGTTCCATGCGTGACGAGATATTCACCTGATGCATTAGGAAGATCAGTTTCGAGTCTGGTTTTTCTTCCAACCCGGAATGCAGAAGAGAACATGCTTGTAAAATTAATGCCGATATCAACAAAAATAGGATAACCAATCAGCCCACTTGAAGGCGATACAAAAGGAATAATGTTATCAATCTCTTTTTCACTCGTGTAAATGGTGATGTTCCCGATATCGATGTCAGCGTAGAAATCATAATCGCTGGAAATGGCCTGAATCTGCTGGATGGCATTTCCGGTGTAGTAGGGATTGGTTGCCTGCTTGTTAACATCAATGTTGGTGAATTTCAGTCCTGCTTTATTGGCTATAGCCTGAATCAGCGAGGCAACGCTCGTTGTTCCTTTTACACTTGTCGGCGCACACGGAATTGAACGCTCGTAACCAACAGCATTGGCCGTTATCTCAATCGGTGCGTCAGGCATCAGGTTGAGATTAATCCGTGATGCTGTGATGGTGCCGATAAAAACAACCTCGTCATTTGCTGTTATTTTGACAAGATTCTGCTTCTGGGAAATGTACCTCTGCGCCTTACCGGTCAGCTTCGCCATATAATCCAGAGAAAGTCCGAACAGGCGCATATCCATTGTGGTTCCTGTCATGCCACCGAATGCAGAGATAGACAGTTCGCACTTCATATTGCTGACAGTAAGGATATTGCCGCTTTGTTCGTCAAATGTCCCTTCGGCCAGGGTAAACTCGATTTCGAGTTCTCTTCGCTGATAACTCATGAAATCTCATCCGCTGTCAGATAGTAAAGCTGATAGCGAGTGCCGATTTCATCCCATACCGGATCATTCGCACCCTTCGTATCCACAAAAACAAGATCGCCAGAGAACCCAAGATATTTATACCTGACCATGTAGTTACAGTTGAGGCAGATAACACCCTGCATGATTGGACTGTCATTGACGTAGAGGTCCATATAGAACCCGGTTGAGCGCTGATGCAGCTTTATTTTGCAGGCCTGATTATTGAGTGTTATCGAGACTTCCTGTGATTTTGAAGCCTGAAGAGAAATCTGCTGCATCACATCACCTTGCTGACAAATTCAGACACGCCATTTTTGATCTGAGACGCAACTGAAGTAGACGCCGATTCCCACGCCTCACTGACGCTTTCCGCAGCAGAATTAACACCGGAGACAATCGCGCTGCTGGTTGATTGCAGCGCACTGGAAAGAGATGTGTTAGCACTTGTCCACGCTGTTTTAACCTGGTCCAGAGTCGATGAGGTTGCTGTTGACTGTGTTTTATCAGTTGTTACTGCGGAAGCCTGTGTAGATGTCGCGTTAGTGGAGGCCTGGGTTTTCGTGGTCTGACTCGAAACTGTCACTTCCCCGACATCCATCACAGCCTGGAATGTGGCACTGACAGTCAGTAACGTCAGACCCTGTCTGGCTGACGTCATGTAGTCGTAATGAGCCAAATCATATCCGGTATAAATCGTGTCTGGCGTTTCAATATCATAAGTGCAGGCTGTTTCCAGCATCTGATCCAGAATCTTGATAAGCTCAGTGCGGCTCAGAGTTGTGAAGTTGGTGATGTTGGGGATCGCACCGCTATACCCTGTCCATCCCTCCAGAGCAAACTTCACCCGCAGTTCTTTCGGACGTCTCACCTTGTTGTAGGAGGTATAAGACCCCTTCTGAATTGGAGAGCTGACAACCTGAGCATCGCCCACTGGCTCTGCTGATATCCACCCGGTAGGCGTGAATACCGCACTTCCTGACACTGCTCCAGCAAAATCGTCATCAACCTTATTAAAAGAAATGCTCCATGATGGCGAAAGGGCGCTATTGATAATTGAAAAAATGCTCCCTGAATTTATCGCAGAGAGCAGTGTTGTTTCATTAAGCGAAAAAGCCATTTGGTCACCCGGTTATCAATTCTGGCCGGATTCAAAGCCGAGGATGCGCACTCTGTTTCTGGCTGTCTGGACCATATCGGTAGTCAGCTGATCTACACTTCTGGCAGGAGAGGAAATATGGACAGTGCCGAAATGATATTGAGGTGCTCCAGCTGCAGCAGGAGTTGAATATCCCTGATAATTCAACGCCGCTCCGGTTCGTAGCCCGGCCAGAACTTTCGGAACATAATTTCTGGTTTCAGCAGGTGCGGCTCCGAGACCTTTCCGTTGCACATTGCCAATGCCCCAGTTATAGGCAGCAATGGTCGCCTCAAGATCTCCTCCAGTCTGTTGCAGAAGCTGAGACAGATATCTGGCCGCACCCTGAGCTGCCTGTGAAGGGTCCAGAGGATTGATGCCGAGTTGCTTTGCTGTTCCCGGCATAAACTGGAATAAACCTTGTGCACCAGCGCCTGATGTGGCGTATGGATTTCCGCCAGACTCGACGGTAGCCACAGAACGAAGCAATCCGGCTGGCAGCCCGTACTTAGCTTCAAGTTCAGCAAATTGACCTGACATGAAGCCGAGAAGAGCCTTTCCGTGAGCCGGAGAATTCGGGTTATTGTTCTGCTGATTGTTGTACCAGCCACCGGCATTCCAGCGTTGTTTTAATGATTCCCAGAATGAGCTTGTGTGGTCAGCCTGCGTTACTGCAGTGTTGATGTTGTTGGCGGCATAAGCGCCCACACCTACAGCAGCCAGCACCCATGCTGGAGGCGTTAAGGCGAAGATACCACTGAATGCCCTGGTCATCAGACCAAGAAATCCGAGGAGCTTCCCTCCTACCGAGGCACCAATCAGAATCAGGATTGCATTCTTCCATCCACCTACAGACTCAGCGGCCTGATTGGCGACTTTAGCCACGTCAGTTAGCGTGTCTGCAATATCCTTAAAAGCCTTCTGAATCTCTTTCGGATGCGTTGATACCCATGATGCAAAATCATTCAGATAGCCAAGGAACTGGCTTATATAGGGAGACAGAGAGTTAAAAATGATGTAACCGACTTTCTCAAACTTCTGAGAAATCTCGGTCATCTGCCGGTTAAACTCGCGGGCGTTCTTCGTGTCCTGATCTGTTATTCCGGATTGCCTGGTGTAACGGTCGGCACTCGCAACGAACGTGCCAGCGCGCATCGACTGAAGCGTGGCATCATCAATGCCAAGCATCTGCGCAATATAACGGGCGCGATCACCATTCCGCTCTTTCTGCAATGCGCCGGAAACGCTCCTCAGGAGGCTTTCAGCGCTTTGATTTGCTGGGTTGAAGGTTGTTCCGGTATCAGCATTCAGATATGCCAGCGCTTTAAATATCGGGCTGGATGCGTCGCCAGAGCGAAACGCCTGAAGTGCATTCTGGAAATTCCCCAGCGTACCGGTAATTCTCTCGGCGCTGGACCCGGCTTCAGCCGCAGCTTTTCCCCACCCATCCAGTGCGCGCGCAGACATGCCTAACGCCTGAGACTGGATTGATAACTGCATCAGTCCCTGCGTTGTATTTTTGACAAAACTTGTCAGACCGGCAGCAGTAAGTGATACGCCAGCCAGTGCAAGAATTTCATTTCGGATGCTGGAAAAAAAACTGGAGGCCCGCTTACCCTGAGCCTCCAGATACTTCGCCGTATCACCGGCATCGTCACGCGTTTTTTTAAGCCCGGAGCTTACGCTTTTCTGCCCCTTGTCATAATTACTCGTATCCAGCCCGAGAGTGATTACCAGGGCGTCTACAATGGATGTTGCCATCAGGGCTGCTCCGTAACGCTGTTGTTATGGTTATCGACGGAAACGACCTCAATCAACCACCACAGGTCCTGTACGCTGTAAACGGTGTCCAGTTCATGCAGCGTTGCCATCTTTGACGAAAGGACGCAGGCAATGGTGCGCGGTATATTCACATACTGCGCCAGCTTGCGTTCATCAAAGTTAGCGGTTGGGGGAAGGTCTAATCTGTGGTGGCTTTCAAGAAATCCACGTGGAGCATCAGCGCCTCTTTTTTGAGACGGAACCAGGTGGTTAACTCTTCAATCTGGCCTTCATCCGCCAGAGGAATTACGGTGCCCGGCACGGCCTGAAATTTCACACAGGAAAGCAGCTCATCCATCAGCGGCTTTGATTCAGCAAACGGGATCTTCGCCAGTGCAGTAATACCAAACTTAGCCAGTGCCACCATGCCGGAAGCCATGACAGATTCGTATAACTCACGGTCCTGCGGATTCTCTGGTTTTGGTGCTGCGGCCATCTGCAATGCGCTCATCGCGTTCTGAGGAATATCGAGGCCGGAACCCATAAGGGCACACACAACCCGTATGGCCCATTCCTCAGCCTGCCGCGCTGGCATTTCTGTGATGACAAATACTTTATTTTTGTCGCGATTTTCCGCTTCAATGGTGATTGTTTTTGTCTTGCGAGCCATTTAAACCTCGTTACGCGCTGTAGTCCTCTGGGGTAATAGACTCCCACTCAATCAGGCCAGCCATAGGCTGTAGCACGCGAGCAGCAGAAGGCATTACCTTCCAGTTTTTCAGGATCCCGTTAGTGAGCGTGTATTTCTTTCCAAGAGAGGGAAGGATAATCACGCCGTTGCACCGGAAGATTGCCAGGGAGGTTCGCTGAGTTAGGAACCAGGTATCCAGATAGGCACGGGTCGGGGATGATGGCATCAGATGGAATGTCCACGGCAAATCACCGAATACAAAGCCACCGACCAGTTTGCCGTCAGCAGTACGGAGAGTTTCCGCCACTTCGGTGTCACCCATGTCAAAAATGTTCTGCGCTTCAAATTCCTGCATGGCAAAACCAGACGGATACAGATTGGTAACCGTGAGGTTGATGGTGCAGTCTGCACTCGTAATCGTTTGTGAAGACATAATTAGTTCCTATTAATTTGGCATATTTGGCCAATAGGTATTCCCCTTCAGCCTGTTCAGTGACTGAGGAATTATTCTCAGATTGTCTTCGCAGTGCAGACCGCACACTATAGGAGACCTTAGGGGAACTATATGATCAACTTCATATGGAGAGCCTCGGCCTATCGTAAGGTCTCGTGCGAGGCTATATATGTAATTAATTTCATTAATATCAGACCATTTTGGCGTATTGGCATCACGCAGTTTTCGAGTCGCGTTGGTATCAATTTCACCCTTATGCCTGTCCCTGTATCTTTTATTTGTCTCATTAATCATGGCGCGATTATTTTGTCGATACACGCGCTCCCTTTCAGCATTCTTTTCATGATATGCCTTCAGGGAATTGAGCGTTTTCTCCCAGTTGTCTTTTTTGGACCTACTTGCCCGCGCTTGTGCCCTAGTGGAATTCTTGTTGTAAAACTCAGCGTATTTTTCTTTTGCGCATACTTTGCAATATGATGCAAGTCCGTCCCTGGTCCTTACATTCTTATGAAAATCATCAGATGACTTATCAATATTGCACGATGCGCAGAATTTGAAAGAAGTCATAATCTATTGAATCTCAATGGAATTTAAGGTGAGTTTCTGGATGAATCCGCCATCGCAATACCAGAGGTAGCACTCAGGTGAAGTACGTGCTGCACGCATTGCCGCAGTGAATGGGCCGATGTAGATGTAATAACCTTTCGACGTCAATGTACTGCTGACGTCACTGCCGACCGCATTTTTGATTGCAGTAATCTGGCTGTCATCCAGCGTTGTTCCCGTACTGATGCCGCCCCACGACTTGAACTGTTCAATCGTGGATGTCATGCAGCTCTCAATTGCTGCGTGACCAGCCGTTGCATATGGCAGATACACTTCTGACTGGAACAGGGTGATGACATCGCTCTGGAGATTGGCGTTAAGCCAGATTTGACCAGCCAATGCATCCAGCCACAGATAATCACCGGTGACAGAGCCTGGATACCATTGCTCGGTAGAAATATTGTTCGCGGCATAGGTGCCGTAGAAGTTGTATCCGTTCGCAATCAGCGCCGAATAATCAGCGTTGCTGTCTACGGTCGATAGCAGTCCATCCAGAACGCGGAATGCCAGTGAACGACGCCCATTAAGCTGATCGAAGTTCAGGCTTGCCACATAGCCCAGAACGTTTGCCGCATGGGTCTGCGTGCCGTAAACGGGAACTACAGGGCCATATCCGGCAGAAATCACCTGATATGCCAGGCATGATGTGCTTCCGTTGTTCAGCGCTTCGCCACTGCTATCAATCAGCACGTAAAAGTAGCGATTGGTCTGGTCGTTTACCCATGAAGAGAAAGCTAGCGCTTCGTCATCATCCGGCATGAAAGAAGTGGTGAATCCTGCCCAATCGTCACTTTTCGCTTTAATCGCCGTAAACAGGTCGCTGACCACTGCAGCATCTGCGCCCTGCGAAAGAGCCGCACCCGTAGCTGATGTGAGGTTCAGGCTTTCGGACAGGGTTCCGGTTGCATAGGTCAGTGTTGACTCTGCGCCAGTGCTGTTTGATGTGATGATGAATGCTTTGGTGGTCGTATCCCACGAAACAGTCACCTGCACTGAGGAATCGGAAGAGTTAATCGCGCTTTCAATATCCGAGGCTGCATTGTCGAAACTGGTAACGGAGCTGAAGCTGATTGTTGAACTGGTGACTTCAGTACCATCAATCGTCAGTGTCAGCACGCCACTAAGCAGTTTTAACTGCGCCAGCGTCAGGGATGAAAGCGATCCAGAGCGGAGAAAGGCCGCAATGGCTGTTGAGTTGTATCGGGAGAAAAGAATATTACCAGGCGTGCGCGAGGAGTTCTTATATCCCTTGAAATAGATGGTAGCCATTGAGGCTTCTGTGGATGAGCTGCCAAAGTAAGTTGCTACATCATCCGCAGAGGTAAAGGTTAAAACCGAACCGGCTGGCGCATATTCGCTATCGGTCAGGATCAGCCCGTTAAGGTCGAGCGCAGAGCCACTCGCGGCGAGCACGCCGGGAATAATCTTCGCAATATTCGATAATGGAATGCTCATGGTTTAGCCATTCTCCGGGGGAAATTTAGCGTCCACAGAATCAGCGCGGACATTTGCCATCGTCATAAATTGCTGGGGCACGGTAACCGCAGCAGGTATCTAGGCGTGAAAGTCGCAGGACCAGCGGTTTTCCCACTGGTCTTCGCCGTTTATCATGGATGTCTGTTTTGGGTCTGAGCAGAAGACAGGGGTAAGGGGTATATCGGTGCCATTACTGCTACTGGCAAAATCCCGGAACCACTGGCAGGCATAATCAGTGCGCGTAA